GTTATGAATTAAAAACTGCACGTCGTTCTGTTAATTTAATGATTGCTGAGTGGGCAAACCGAGGCTTAAACTTGTGGACAATTCAACAAAGAGAAGCCACAGTTACAGCGGGTACTCAAATGATTTCAGGAACTACCTTATATTCTGTTGATTCAGCAGGTAATGCTACTAGCGATGCGAATGATAGTGCTCAGATTATAGATATTGATAGCGCTGTTATGTCAAACAGTAGTGGTGATTATTCTATGACAAAAATAGGAAGATCTACTTATTGGGATTACACAGTAAAAACTACTCAAGGAAGACCAGCTCAATATTATTTTGAAAGAACTATACTTCCTAAAGTTTATCTTTTTCCAGCAGCTGATGCTACTTATACTTTTAAATATTATGCATCTTTACGTATGACAGATATAAATGCTTATACTAAAAATGCGATGATACCTTTCAGATTTTTACCATGTTTGGTAGCAGGATTATCATATTATGTTTCTATGAAGTATGCGCCCGACAGAATTCAAATTTTAAAAGCTGTGTATGATGAAGAATTTAGTAGAGCTGCATCAGCAGATGTAGAAAAAGCTAGTTATAGTATGGTTCCAAGACAAACTTTATATTTTGAATAGGAAAATAAATGGCTAAATATTCATCAGGAAAATTTGCTCTTAGAATATCAGATAGATCGGGAATGGCATTTCCTTACAATGAAATGGTACAGGAATGGAATGGTTCATGGGTTCATACTTCAGAATTTGAACCAAAACAGCCTCAATTAGATCCTAGAAATCATCCAAGAGATTTTACAGCATTACAACATGCAAAACCTCAAATTGCTAATTCAAGAGTTTATGTAGGTAATAATACTGTTAGAACTCCTACAGGAGATGTAGTTTTATCTCCTAATTTAGATGTGTATGATGGGGTAGGAGATGGCACAGCAGTTAATTCTTTTCAAACTCTTTTAGAACCAGTAACTAATTATTATGCAAATGGTGTGGCTTATGCAGATACTCAAAGAAGCATGATGCCTCTTAGTGTTCAACAACCTCAAAAAAGCACAGGGTTGTTATCCAGAGCAGGAAATGTTACAGTAAGTACATCATGACCGATTATTCAGATTTAAATGATAATGTAAGAAATTACACTGAAACAGATTCAAATGTTCTATCAGATGCTATTATTAAACCTTTTATAGAATCTATAGAAGATCAAATAATGAGAACGGTAGATCTTAATTATTACCGTAGATATGATTATGCAACATTAACTGTAGGAAATCCTTTTATGCCTTTGCCAAGTGACTGGCAAGCAACGAGATTTTTGCAAATTTATGATGCTAGTGCAAGTGAGCCTGAAAGAACTTTCTTGATACAAAAAGATATTTCGTTTATGAATGAATATTGGCCTGATAGGACAGCTAATGCTACTCCTAAATATTACGCTATGTGGGATCAGGACACACACTATATAGCGCCAACTCCCAACGTTGCTCTAAGTACGGAGCTCGCATACACGTACAAGCCTGATGGTTTATCAAGTACACAAACATCTACTTGGTTAAGTCAAAACGCTCCAAACGTGCTTTTATATGGTTGTATTTTACAAGCACTTGGATACTTGAAAGGTCCAGCAGATATGATACAATACTATGATAAAATGTTTAATGAGTCTGTGCAGGCTCTCGCAACGTATGAGATGGGGCGTGACCGCAGAGACGAATTTCGAGATGGCGTTATTCGTATCCCTCTCGAGTCAAAGAACCCATAGGAGATTATTATGGCAATAAATCAAGCTGTTTGTAACAGTTTTAAAGTGGAGATTCTGAAAGGCTTGCACAATTTTACGGCAACGACAGGGAACACTTTTAAATTAGCGCTTTACGATTCAGAAGCAACATTAAGTAAATCAACAACAGTATTTCAACAAACTGATGAAGTAGGAGCTTCAGGCACTTATGCTGAAGGAGGCGGAGCATTAACATCTGTAACACCAGTATTATCTGGCGATACGGCTGTTTGTGATTTTCAACCTGACTTATCATTTACGAGTGCAACAATTTCTGCACAAGCTGCTGTAATTTATAATAGTTCTACAGTATCAGGATTAACTACGAATGCTGCTGTTTGTGTTTTAGATTTTGGTGGAGTTAAATCTTCATCTGCTGGAACATTTACAATTACATTCCCTGCTGCTGAAGCAACTGCTGCAATTTTAAGAATCGCATAGGAGATAAATTATGGCTTCCGTCCAAGGATGGGGCCGACTGACTTGGGGCTCAGGTGCATGGAATGAGTATGCTCCTGTAGAAGCTACAGGTGAAGGCCTCACGTCATCTACTGAAGATGTAACAGTTGTTACTGATCAGGTTATATCAGTTTCTCTTGATGAGTTAACATCTACTGCAGGTAATGTAGTAGCTACAGGTATTGCTAATGCAACACCTGGAGGTAACGAATTAGAGTGGAAGCCTATAGGTACATACGTTGTTCAATCTGATTTTATTTTCCCTATTACAGGCACAGATGCTACTTCTTATGAGGGTGATGTTACTACTACTGTAGAAATTAGAGCAGGATGGAATAGATCTAAAGATATTACCACGGGAGCTGCTATTGGTTGGGGAGATCAACAATGGGGTGCTTCTGGTGGATCTTACGCTGTTTCTCTTGACGAATTAACAGCTACAAGTGGAACAGGTTCCACCATAACCACCGATCAAATTATAACTATTAGTGTTCCATCTCCTTATGAGTTAGAGAGTTCTATTGGTACATATTCAATTACAGGAGATGCTGGAATAACTATTGTAGCAGCTTCTGAACCTGAATTAGATGCAACTACGGGATCAGTATCTATTGCTATTTCTCCAACAGTTGAACCTGCAGGTCAGGTAGCTACATCTGCTGTAGGGGATGTATTAACATCTATTTTTGTTACGGGAGTTAGTGCTACTGCTAGCGAAGGTGATGCAACTCAAGAAACAAGTTACATGGCCCCTAGTGAAGAAGCCACTACTTCTGTTGGTACGGTAAATATTCAAACAGATGTAACCTTTACATTAACTGGAGTTTCTGCTACAAGTAGTACTGGAACATTAGGCGGGATCTTTTGGTCTCAAGTCGATGATTCTAACAGTTCTCTGACTTGGAAAGAAGTTCATAAGGCTGCATAAAAGTTTTGACAAACTTTATAATAATCAATAAAACTTTATTAGGAGATTAAATGGCATCAACTTATTCAACAGGTCTAAGAATAGAGCTTCAAACTACAGGGGAGAATTCTGGCACTTGGGGAACTATTACCAATAACAATTTTTCTCAAGTATTTGAATTTGCTATTGCTGGAGTTTATGCGGTACCTGCTATTACAACTGGAACATCAACTACTTTAACAAATAGTGATGGACCACAAACTGCAGCTAATAATCAAGCAAGACAAAATACATTATTATTTAGTGGAACTGTATCGACAACTCATACTGTTCAATTCCCAGCTACTCAGAAGACATACGGACTTTACAATAATATTTCAGGCGGTGCAGACATATCTGCAAGGTTAGGGGCAACAGGTAATACTATTACCATCACTAATGGTAAATATCGTTTGGTTTCAACTGATGGAACAAATTGGTATGATATATTTTCTTTAGCTGGATTAGGCGAAGCATGGGTTGAAAAAGATAATTCAGATTCTCCTTACACTGCTTCTGCTGGTGACAATATTTTTGTAGATTGTTCTGCAGCGGTTGTTACAATTACTCTTCCTGCATCTCCGTCAATAGGGGATCAGGTTAAAATTATAGATGGCACAGGTAGTGCCGCTACTTATAACATTACAGTTGGTCGTAACTCTGAAAAAATTCAGGGTGCAGCATCAGATCTAACAATTAGCACTAACAATGCTGGGATAGCTCTGGTATATTACGATTCAACAAATGGGTGGAGGTTGAAATATAACGACTAATGGCTAACTTACAAGATTTAACAAATAGAAGTGAAGTAGGCGCAATTAAGCCTTGGACAAAAACAACTGCTCCAGCGGGATATTTATTATGTGATGGTGCGGCTATTTCAAGAACCGATTATGCAGATTTATTTGCTGTAATTTCTACAACATATGGGGCGGGAAATGGATCAACAACTTTTAATGTTCCAGATCTTCAAGGTAAATTACCTCAAGGATATGAAAGTGGAAATTATGCTATGGCAGGAACTGGCGGTGCAAATACAATTACAGTAGCTGTAACCAATAACCAAGCTGCTACTAACTCTATTACAAATAATCAATCTGTTACTGTAACAGGATCTATTGATAATACATCTTTAACTACGGCTCAATTAGCAGCTCATTCACACAATTCTTGGTGTAGACAGGCTCAGGTAAATCCTATTTCAAATTTTGGTTCATATCAATTTGAAAATGCTGGAACAAAAAGAAATCCAGGAGGAATGAACCAAACTTTTGATGAAATTCCAAATAATGTGTGTGTGGAACAAACAGGATCAGGAACAGGACATAATCACTCCCATACTTTATCGGGAACTTTAACTGGAACTGTGGCTGTGACGACTGCTTTAACAGGAGCTGTAACGGCAGCAGGAACTAATTCATTTTCACCTTATGTGGTGGTAAACTATATTATAAAACATTAGGAGATATTAATGGCAATAACACAAGTAACAATAGCTGTAGGAGAACATATAAGAATAAATAATCATCAATTTTTTGATTGGGCAGACAGAGGAAATGCAGCACCAGATCTTCCGACAGGTGTAGCTGAGTCTATTCATTATGTTGTGTGGAATTCTTTAGCTGGTCCAAATGAAGTTCAAAGATGTGATGCTAATCATAGTATGATTGGAAATACTCCTCTTACTTCTACCTCTGATATTGTACACGGTTCAACAACAGTTAATGATCTTTTGGTTTGGGCAGAAACTCGTCATTTACAAATTGAAGAAGCAAAAACTACTTGGCATGCCGCTGGTGGAGGATTGGAAGGTACGGAGTCTGAAGGTAAGACTTGGGCGGATTACGATCCCCATTCTTTATCTTTAGAGGAAGAGCCTAATAGAGGAAAAAGTTAGAATAAACTTTTTTTTATTACTTTAAGTTTATAATGGGTTTGCTTTATAACATTATTATAATGCCTAATATGATATTCTAAGTCTTCTTTTGAAATTTTATTTTTTTTATATAAATTATCATAACTCTCTTCTAAAAAATGCACTGTATTTATAATTTTAAAATTTACCTTATGAATCATAGCTAAGAGGGTATTCGAGGCATTAATTTTTATCCAGTAAGTATTACTTTCTAAATCGTAAAGCGCTAATCCTAAAGCGGTAATAGGTCTTACGTGAGTGGGATCAGATAAATAATCATCATGTCTTGGATGAGGAACTATAATATCTATTTCAGCTTCATGGCAACAAATCCTATACAGCTCTTTCATTATATTATTGAAAATGTCTGGATTTTGACCAATATGCTCTAGAACATGAGAGAGCATAATATGTGATACTTCGTTATCTTTGAAAGGATAAGGAAAAGTTTCTAAATCATGAACATACTCTGGATTAAAAGTGTCAAACTTATCTAAATTAACATATCCATCTATTCTTTTATTACCAGAACCTAAATTAAGTTTAATCACTTTTCATTTGCATTATTAGAGAAAACCTTTTTGATTTATCATCAGAAGCCCAATTTAAAGGCGTATGCACAGTGTTTGCGTGCCAAATAACACCTCTATTTTCATTAAACCCAACATGAGTGTTTAAATCACCATTTAAATAAAAACCAGTTCCCTTGTTTAAATGATTATTTCCCTTAATATAAATTATTACTTGATAATCACACTCTTCACCTAAATCACAATGAGGAAGAGGCTCTACAGTAGCCAACATAGTATAAGAACAAAATCTTACTTTTAATTTTTTATTTAAAATTTTCTCACATTTTTTTCGTACAATTTTTATTATTTCTTCTTCTGCATCACATGAAAACCAAATATGCTTTATACCCTCTATCATGTTAGTTTGAGGAAAATAGTTATACATCTCTATTTTTTCGTGTATTTTTTTAAAGATATCACTATCTAAAAAATTATCTTTTATAATTATATCAAATCCATTCATTATAAATTTTCTTCTTCTATTCTTTTTTGTTCTTTGTCATTAAAAGATATTGATTCTTCATCAACTTCTTCTTTTAAATTTTTACAAGGTCCGTCTTTATTAACGTAGTGAAAAAAAGCTTGATGATGCCAACTTCCATCAGGTTCGGTAAATATAGGTCTCCAATGTTGTATTTCTCTTCCTTTATATATTACTCCATCTCCTGATTCTATAACAAGAGGAGTTTCCCCCATACACAAAGGCCATTTATAATTTTTATTATTATATTTATATTTTAAAGTTAAAGACATACTTATTTCACAAGCTGGTCTATCTATGTGTCGTTTTAAATTAGCTCCTGATAAATATATTCTACTATAGCTATAAGTAGGATTTAACTTTAAATTAGATTCGTGTTCTATTCTTTTTTTAAAAAAATGAAGAAGTTCTCTATATAAAAAATATTTAGAAGACAGTAAGGAATAAGCTTCAGTTACTTGATCATCTATAAAAGCTCTGTCAAAAGAAGTAGATTGATTAATTTTTTGTAAAGAACTTGAAGTTATAAATTCTATAAAATCTTGAGACAGTAAATTTTTTATAGGTTTATATAAAGTTTTCATTTATTAATGAATCCAAGTAATTACAACATGTCTATCACCTTTAGTTACAGGTAACACTGCATGAGGAAAACAAAAATTACTAGGAAAAACAATGGCACTTCCTGTTTTTTTTTCTAAAATATATTCTTTATTAAAAAAAGAAAAATTTCCTCCTTCATAGTCATCATTTAATAAAAAAGAAATACTAAGAACTCGAGGATGAAGATCAAAATGATCAATGTGTTCTTTATACTCTCCTTTATCAGATCCCCTATACAGTAAATGTTCATATCCTGTATCTTCGCA